TTTTTATCCATACAGGACTTCCAACATCATAGTCGTGTTTACATTTTTTCATAGTTAAAAAAACAATCCCAAATTTTCCTTTGCTTTTGTATGTAATAACTCTGTCTTTCCCAATACTTCTAATAACATTTCACACTTGTTCAAAAATGTCTTCTCAATTTGTCGGGTATAATCTATTTGTAATACCTTTTCAAATTCCTTTGGCCACCTACTAAATGCCATTGAATCAAAATCAAACTTGTTCTTTTTGAGATATACGATCTTAGCTTTTGTTCCATCAACAATGTCTTCATATTTATCTTCAAGTTTAAGTGTTTTCAACAAGTTTCTATAATTGGCAACACTTTTTACATGCATTGGTGTTCCTTTGATATATTTGTTATCTGATCCAATATATTTCTTTGTATCGTGTATACCAATATTAGTTGATATTGCCTCAGGTGGCATTTTCTGCAACTCTTTTCTACATTTGGTTATCATAGAAGATAAATCACTATCAGAAGCGTTTTTTAGTATCATACTCATAAAGTCTTTCAACATTGGCCTTACTACTTCTGGTGTATCTGATCTTACTATTTCCAATCCTGTTGTTTTTATTCTGTCAACATCAATACCTTCTTCATTGACATTCCAAGATGAATATTTTTTCTTCTTTACAAATAATACTGACTTGGCAACAATCTCCTGTTTGAACATTACACGAAAATCTGTTTCAACTGAGTTGTATTGTTTTCTTTGAACATCCCTATATATTCTATCATTCACGTGATGTTCTATTACATCTGACATTCGTTTGATAATGGATATTTTCTCACTATCTGTCATTTTATCCCATTTCTCTTTACCTATATGGGTTTCTATAAAAGAACCGATACGAATAAAAAGTGAGTCAGTATCACAATAGGCGACAAAATCTATGTTTTCTTTTTTAGTCATTTGTAACCTCTTTAATAATCTCTAATAAATCATCAGGTGGATTATTGAGCAAGTCATTTACTATCTGTTCACCTGATCGTATTGTATGTCTACCACAACTAACAATGGCTTCAGCAATATTAGTATTGAAATATCGTGAGAATGGAACAGCAAGAATACCATATGTAGAGTTCAATATAATCTTCAAGGCATTTTGTAATCCGTGATACCTAGCAATACGCTCCTTTGTTTTCTCCAAGTCTTTACCTTTCAACTCTGATAGTTTACTTTTCATCTTTTTCATCTTTTTCTTTACTTCAACTCGTTTGTAAAACATAGACTTTTCTACGGTTGAAATGACACCGGGTGTAGTGGTTGAAAATACTGAACCACAAGGGGCAACACATAATAGTTTCTTTTTGATTGCCTCGTTGAATATGTCTAACTTTCTATCACTAAAATGAACCTTACCTGTATCCTTCATCATATCAAACTCAGGCATATTTCTATTTTTCATATGATACATCAACTGATCCTCAGTAAATCCAAGTATTCTACCATAATATGTTTCATTTGACATATTCAATGTAATAATAGCACTAGGATACGAACTTGTAATATCAAGGTCAATAATCCAGTTATGAAGTCCTGTAATCGGTTCTTTTACAAAAGCCGCTGGGTATCCCTCTTGTGTTCCACCATAGAATGTTGGTGCACATAAACCATTTCGTCTGTAATATGTGATAAAGATTGCTTCAATCAATGCTGTTTGTGTATGATAGAACTTCATTGGACACTTACAAAGTAATGATAAGTTTTGAATTAACTTTATATATCCACACTTTTCTTCTATTTGATATACTCGGTAAGCATCAATAATGTTATATTCAACATATAAGTTCCAGTCAGTATCATATAACTCTCTCAAATCATCTGCAACCTTTGAGTAGTCTACTTTTCCTTGTCCTAGTTCGTGATTAGATACATATTCAAGTGTATACCTTTCAAGTTTTGTGGGGGAATACCATTTGTAAATATCAAGATAGTCAAGGATTGTAACACCGGCGATATCCATATTGAAATCGCCTTCTTTTGTAATCCAAGTTCTAACATTCTTGATTGGCGATAGTTTCATATGTGTTTTATCATCTTCACCAAATATTCTAAGTGAACGATTGATAAGATATTGTAAGTCGAATGATTGAACATTCCACCCTGTTATAACATCACACGGATATCTATTAACAAAATTGAAAAATTGCTGTAACAATGTTTCTTCATTCTTACAATGAATGTATGTCAACCAATCAGTATTTTTATATTTTCCTGTATAATCTTTCAATCCAAATGATGTAGTTTTGTTTGTTATGTTATCATAAACAGAAATAAGACATACAGGTGCTTTTGCCTCTGATGCCTTTGGAAATTCATTTTCCATATTTACTTCAATATCTATGGAATATATTTTGAGATTAGGGTTTTCAATTTCATCATCCGGTATTTCATAATATCGTTCAGCTAAAAACTGAATTTCTGGTTTCAATATATTTTCTTTGACATTAGGATTTTCTTTGACATATACATAATATTCATTATATGTTTTGAAGGTCTTTTTGGATACCGGTTTACCATCAATGGCTTTTATGTCACCATCTTCATCATCAATATATACATAGGGCACCCAGTTCATTTCATCATAAAAGTTCTTACCTTTTATTTGATGCCACAAATGCATAGTATTTGCTCGTGTATTGTAAAATACGTTCTTAAACACTAAACACCATCCCTCATTAAAACAGTTGTAATATCGGTTATCAATTCTAACTTTGCATTCATATCACCTTCTACTGATATGAAACATAGTTTAATAATCTCATGCACAAGATATGATTGTTCATCATCTATATCACAAGGATATATGATTGCTGTTCTCGTTTTTGTATTATACATTGTTTGCGACCAATGATCACCATCATACACAAACTTGATATTCCAATAGAACAGACAATTAAATCTCGCTGACCAGTTATCTATAAAAGCTTGATTTTGAGTAACATATTTATCTACATTCATAACAACACTATACTATACTTTTTTGGATTTGTAAAGGGGGTGTATCGGCCTATATTTCAAGGCCGATACACTAAGGGGAGATTAGAACTTTATACCGAACAATGCACCTGTGATTGCTTCCTCTGTCCAACCAGCTTCTTGAACCAGTCGTTTACGGAAAACACCCACTTTGAAAGCCTTATATTCAACACCAACTTCAAGGTCTTCTCTAACTTTGAATGTGGTATCATAGTCTAATGTTGCATTAGAACGAGAATATAAGGGTGCAAGAATACCCAAATCGGCATACATAATACCATATTTTGCTTGAACACCAACTTTACCATACAGGTTATTTGTGTAAGTCCAGTTATTACTATTAACTTGTTTATCTCTTGAAAGATATAGGTAATATAGACCAGCTACGGGCATAAGCCTAAAACCATTTACATTTACCAAGTTATATCCCACAAGTGTTTCCAGACCAAGACCTGTAAGTGGTGTAGTTGTATTTACTCCACCAAAAGTCTTCATTAATTCTGGTTTGACTGAAAAATAAAGATTGTTGTAATAACCATCAATTTTTACATCCCCAATAAACAGATAGTCATTTGATGCACTCTTTCCTTGTTCCATTTGCTGAAAGTATGCCACTCTCGCATTTGGTGTCAAGTTGACTGCCGCAAAAGCTGATGTACACATCAACACCATTAAAATTGTTGCTACTAAAATCTTGTAAATCTTCATTTGTTACCTCCCATTTTACTCTATCATATATAGAGTTTCATTTAGTTTCATTACTTATTTATATTTTTACGAATTTTTCTCATGCCTCTTCTGTGAATTAATCTTTTTTGTATTTTGAATTTTTCTTATTGTTTCCTCTGAAAGAACACACCCCTTCCGTGGCGAAACACATCCTTTTTTACTTTTACTCATATTTTGTCTTGCTTCAATAGATTTTTTCTTACCTTTAGCGCTTTTACTCATTTTTCTTTTTGTTTCTTCTGTATGGGGTGTTCTTGATACTCCTGTATGAGATTTACTCATTTTTTTCTTTGTTTCTTCTGTGTGTTTGAAACCCTTTTTTTGCCCACATTCACCACCCCAAGTAAGATTGTATCCTTTACCTTCTGTATAATGACTATGGTTTACAATGATCTTCATTGTTTCCATTATATTGAGTATAAGTTTATCATCACATTCATATATGACTTCCCACTTGAAGTTTTCAATACCATATTTTCTTAAAGCTGAATGAAAATAATCCTGACCATTTTTTTCAAATGCATAATGTCTATGTTGTGATTTTCTGTACTTTAGTTTTGTTACAGATTTACCAATATAACATTTTCCGTTGATTAAATTTGTTGATTTGTATATTATTCCCATAATAGTTATTTATAAAATATTAAATTAATTTGAACTTCTTTATGGAATTTTCTAACAGACTTTCACCCTCTTGACTATATATGCTAAAAGCCGGATGCACACTTCTAACCATTGGTATCAAAGGAGTATTCATATTATTTGTTTGATATAGTGTCAATGTACAGTTGTTTTGTATGACACTATCAACACTTTCATTCATAATACTCTGTTGGGCATATGCACCTAATAATATACCCCTCAATGGCATAAGAGTATTGATATACAGATTTACCCATTCTCTACAACGATTGATTTGTTCTTGTGTAGGTTTACCATTCTTATTACCATTGACAGGTCTACAATTCACACTATTGATAATCAAAAACTGCTCTTTCTTGAAACCATATTGATCCATTATTCTCCATAGTATTTGTCCAGCTTTGCCTACAAATGGTTCATTATTCTCAACCTCATTGACACCCGGCGCCTCTCCTACAATAACAAAGGAAGGAACATTACCATTATCATTTTTGATCCAGTAAGGTGTTGCCCTTCCATTTTGATACAATGGACATTTAGTGCATCCGGATATCATACCATCTAATAAATTTAACATTCTATATTTTTTCTTATCTGCCATATTTTACCCCTTAAAGAATAATCCTAATGCCTTTCTATCTTTTTTGACTTGTTCTTTCTTTTCCTCCTTTCCTGTTTGATGTTCTATTCTCTTTGTTGCTATTTCAAAATATTGGTCATCCATTTCCATACCAATAAAATCAAATCCTTCTTTGATTGCCGCAATACCTGTTGAACCAGAACCCATAAATGGATCAAGAACAATACCATTTGGGGGTGTTATTAGATTACATAGATAGGACATAAGTTTTATAGGTTTTACCGTTGGATGATGATTTTTCATTGCTTTGACTACATTTAGACCTATACCTTGTCCTTTATCATATCCTTCTCCGTGTATCTGTGCACCATTACTCATTCCTACCATTTTATCTTCAAGTTCATCTAATCCTTCATTTCTCTCCGATTTGGATACTTTTGCACAATAAAAGAAACGAGAGGCAGACCCTTCATTGGCATCGTGTATTTGTTTTGTTTCTCCTGTTGGTTTTCCTAAAGAATATCCATTGTTAGTGTATTTATATGCCTTTTTCATTGAACCACTTTTAGAATATGGAAATTGACTTACTACTTCTTCACTTCCATCGTGTATAAAATTTGCTGGCCATCGTCCTTCTTCTGGAACACCTGTAAACTTATTATTCTCATTTTTAAATCCACTATTTTTTTCCCAATCTGATCCTTTTTGTCTACCAACCCTTGTTGTTTCTCTCAGCATATCATCAACTTCTGGATCTACAGGAATTCTACTCTTATTAATATTGATTGCACCAGTTCCCCATTTCAATACATTTTGTGATACTGTTTTTTCTGATAATGGTTTACGGGCAAGTGTAATAGGTTCAAGTGCTGGTTTGAGAGCTGTCCCCCATCCTTCCCATTCACTATCTCCTTTGTCTACTATAACATCTGTATTTGACTTTGGACCCCATTTACCCCTATCATTTGGAATATTCCCCTGTCCTTTTTTCTTTCCAACTACTTTTCTATCGTTACCTTGTAGTTTATCAACGGATTTTCCTACATCTAAATTTTTGGGGAATCCAGACCCATATACCCAAGCAATCATATCTCTTATTTCAAAACCAGCGTCTTCAATATTGACAACCATTCTATGATGTGTTCGTGTTCCAGCAAAAGAAAGTAAATGACCACCCGGTTTCAATACCCTAAAACATTCTTTCCATACTTCAACACTAGGCACATCATAGTCCCATTTTTTACCCATAAATCCACCTTTACTTGTTTTGCCACTATTTTTGGGGGCACTTAGACCATAAGGGGGATCAGTTACAATAGCATCAATACTATCATCTTCTAATGTTTTTAGAAGATCAATATTATTACCTAACATCAATTCCATTAAATAACTCCAAACAATACATTATTTTCTTCCCAAAGTTTATCAATGAACTCTTTTTCTCTTTCTCCACTAACAGAAGATAGAATGTTACCTTCTTTGGAAGTATCAATAAACAAACAAATAGCAAAATCAAATCCACTTGCTGTATAGACAATTGCTTGGCCTATACCACTACGGATTGAATTTCCATCACATCCTCTTTTTATTTCAATAGCAATTCTTAAATTATCATCATATTCAAGTACAAAGTCAGGTCTATGAAATGTTCCAAAGAACAAAATATTTTTTACAGTAGTATGAATATTTCCTTCCCATAACAAATTTTCTTTGGCTCTTTGTTTTGCAGATGTAGGAACGAGTTTCTTGAAATCAGTATATAACTTTACAACTTCATTCAGCAAATGAGGATATTGTGATGTTTTGATTTTATCTTCATTTTGTGTTTTATACGGTACTGTTTTGAAAACCTCTGGTGTTTTCAACTGCTCCATCAATCTCTGTACAATTTCAGTTCTTTTGGCACTTTTGTTGGCTAATGACATTTTATATTCCTCCCACTTTTTATTATTCTTCTAATTCGCAATACCATTTATGACCCATGCAGATTGCACTTAGACAAGTCCATTTACATCCTTCAAAAACACCCTCTTTGTAAAGATGCATATGTGCAAAATACCATAGTTTAGGTCTATATTTTTTCAATACATAACTTAACGCATCTCTTGACCTATCATACATCCATTCAAGGTGTCTGTCAATGCAGTTAAACTCTGCCGGTGCTGTATGACTAATTACAATATCAATATCATCATCTGGTAGATTGATAAGGTCACTTTCAGTAATAGTTTCCTCTGGGAACCAATCAAATCCTTCTACTCTATATTGCTTATCAATAGATAAACCCCCACCAATGAACAGAACCTTTCTACCATCAGGCAGAACCAATACTGAACCTCGTTTCATATAATATACATTTGGGTGAATTTCACCACTTTCATCAATTCTCTTGATTTCATTATGATCTTCGTGGTTTCCATCACACCAGAAAATTTTTATATTTTTATTTTTTAACGGCTGTAGTTTATAAAATTTTTCTTTCGGCCAATATCCAAAATCACCACATTGAAGGATAATATCAGTATCAACCATATGTTTATTCATAAATGTGTTGAGATGGTTAAAATTGCCGTGAATATCACCACATACCAAAATTCTATCAGTTTTCATTATTTTCACCTATAACATCTACATCATCCTTCAACAACACCTTACCAGACAATCTTGGTTCTAAGTCAGGTGTATCGGGAGATATAAAAAACATATTTTTCCTTTCTTTTATTTCATATACATCAAAAACTTGGTATAAGTAGTTCTTATACCAAGCATTTTTATGTGTTGCTTTCATTATACGAACTTTCATTCAATCCATCCCTGATCAACCAAAATACTTTTGATATCAGGGACTTGCCAGTTTTTGGGTTTCATTTTCTTACCATCTTCCCGTAAAGCACCACCCTTTTTTGCCATATTGGTTTTATGAACTTCGTCCCATATTGGCCGAATATCAATACCATATACAATGGCTGTTCCAATCAAAAGAACAATACTATCCACAATACCATCGGCAATCTCAATCATATCATCGTATTCCATAGCATTGAATGTTTCTTCAATTTCTTCCATAATAATCTTTTTTCTTAGTTCTTTTACTTTATTACTAGGTATAGTCGGTGTTTCTGGATGTTCAGCATTCATAACTTCTTTCTCAAACTCAACCATATCTTCATACCAATCTTTACTCATATCTATCTCCTATTTTTTTCTTATTATATCACAAAAGACACATATTGTCAACAAAAATACTTTTTTATGTTATTAGGAACATTACCTATTCTCTTTTCTGCAATCTTGATGTAATCGGGGTTCAACTCTATTCCTATAAACTCCTTATTCTGTTTTTTGGCAACAACGCCTGTTGTTCCACTACCCATAAACGGATCAAGAACAATCCCACCTTCTGGGCAACCAGCTTTTATCATAGGTTCAATAAGTGCTTCTGGATATGTTGCAAAATGTGCCTCTTTGAAAGGTTTTGGATTTATTGACCATACACATCTTTTATTTCGTCCATCTTTATTAGGTCTTAAATCCCTGTTTCTATATGTTTCTTGACCTGTTGCTTCGTCCCAAGTACTTTTACTCTGAGCATTTATCTTTGTACCACCCCATCTATTCAGTTGTTCGGTGTATGGTTCAAGTTGTTGTTCAAACCAATATTTCTTATTCTTTACAAAGAAAAATACCTTCTCAAAGTCAACCGTAAATCTATCCTTGACACTTGCTGGCATACAGCTGGGTTTGTGCCAAATTAATTCGTTCCGTAAGATCCATCCACGATCTGTCATTTCTATTGCAAATCGTGATGGTATCTGTAATAAACTTTTTGATAATCCTTTCTCAAGACCCAACTTACCTTTTAGTGAAAAACTTTCCTTGTCACCACCAATACTCCTATTGGTATTTTCAAGTGTTTGTTGCCAACCAAGACCATTGCTTCCACCATAAGTATCACCTAGATTTACCCAACAAGTACCATCTTTTTTCAATACTCGTTTCACTTCATCAAAAATATCACAAAGTCTGTTTATATACGCTTTGAAAGTCTTTTCTAATCCTAACTGACCATCAATTCCGTAATCTCTTAGAGCCCAGTCAATAAGGGGGAGACGTTACACAGCAATTGATACTTTCGTCATCAAATGTTTTCAATGTGTTTAACGCATCCCCTAATAACAGCTTCATTGGCTATACCTCCTTTGTAATATTTTGTTATAATGATTATTTTTTATTCAGCCAGTTTTTTGCAAACTGGTAGTCTGTACTACCACCATATGTTTTAGGATTTAAGACCTGTTCTTTTTCTTCATTGGTAATCTCTAATAGGCAGTTACAAATAATTTCATATAACTCTATTTTATTAAGTCTATGTGTTGAAAAATCATTGATTGCCTCTGCTACTGATGAATACACACTTAACTTCTTTTTCATATAGTCTCCTCATAGTTATTTTCAAGATACCTTTTAATAGTTTCAGCGTGACACCTTTTAGGAGCACACCAACAAAACAAATTCAATATACCATATTCTTTCCATTTTGTATAGAGCAAATCTAAATGTGGTTTCAATCTCTGTATATTTTCATCAAACCATATTTCATATTTGTCACATACTTCATCCCTTTCAGATTCAACCACACCACCTTTGCCAACAAACTTATTACCAAATACCGATGGATGACATATAATAACATCCCACGGATTTAGTGGTTTTTCTTTTCTTATATTTTTTATAGTTATCATATTACGATTTCGTGAGGCGGGATAAGGTTATTTTCCTCTTCTATTTTCCTTTCTTCATCTGTCATTTTTGACCAACACTTCAAACATATAAACTCTTGTGTTGTTTCATCAGGATAATATGTAATAACTTCATCCGCATATACTCTACGACAACATTTGATACATCTGAGTTCGTCCATAGTAACTACTCCTTTCTATTGAGAAATTTTGACACAAAGCAATTAAACTTTCCTCCACAAGCAGGGCAAGTAACCCTACCACTCATTTCCTGTCTGGTAAATATTGTATCACAATCCAAACAAATCAATGCTTTGGAAAGACTTAACATTATTGGCATTTCAAAATGTTCAACTTCATTCATAGTTCTGTTGTTCATAATATTATTCCTTTCTTTCTTCTTCTTGGTTCAATTCAAACACCCGAAATAAACCATTATATGTTTCTTCCGGTAACACACCTTTCAAGGGTATCAAATCCATTACACACGATATCCAATGTTCAACACCCCCAACTACTTTTACAATATAGTAATAATCTTCATCATCTTCTGCAAACCCTATGAGTTGTACAACCCTAAAAAAATCTAATACAAGTTCACCATCATGTTCATTGGCAAAAACCAAGAACTTCTGTTTGTTATCATCTATTCTATCTTGATTATCACTTCTATTTACGATCTTCATTATGCTCTCCTTTGTGACTTTTTACCTTTACTTCTATTGACAACGGAATCAGTTTTTATTTCTACCATTTTTCTGGTATCATTGGAAATCTTGGCATCATCCATCCATTGATCTTGTTCACTTACATCATACATCTTTAAGTTTCTTTGATCCAGATATAGTTTATCTATCACACCCACCATTCCACCGAGGCGATTTTTTACAATCTTATAGAAAATCTCACACTCGTATACTGCTTTATCTTCATCACCACCAAATATTACTGATAAATCTGATGTGGCCATTACACCAACGGATTCTGATATATAAGTAAAATCAATCTCATCAAATGATATTCTCATACCCTCTCTATTCAACTGAGATACCGATACCACGGGAATAACAAACTCATATGAAAGAGCCCTTAGTTCTTCTGATATAGACTTTACATCCGTATACATATCACCTTTGCTCTTATAGGATGACTTCATAAGGTTCAAATAATCACATACAAATATATCAGGATTTATACCTCTTATTTTCAACTCTCTCAAATATTTTCTGTAATCTTCAATAGTTGCCTTACCTGTTGGATATTGTTTGATGAATAATCTTCCCAATCCCTCTGTTTTCTTCAACTCACCTAATGTTTTGATAAGTCTTTTCTTCAAAGGTTTTTCTCTATACATCTTATTGATATCTAACAATGAGAAAATAGCATCAAATCTCTGTGCAAAGGCATCTTCACTCATTTCAAGTGATACAAGAACAACATTTTTACCCATAAGAACCTGTCTTGCCGACATATTGGCAAGGAAAGCACTTTTGCATCCGTGTATCTTTGCTAATATGATTGATAATGTATAAGGTGGAAGTCCACCAGATATATATTCATCAAATACAGGAAATCCTGTTGGAACTTTTGGTTGACCTGGCCCCATTACTCTGGCAAGCCTTTCGGCGAGTTCCCCAAAGTAGTCTGTTCCCAAGTCTATTTTCAAATCTTTACATAAAGCATCTTCTACTAGGTGTCTAATAGATGATATATCCTCACCACTATTCACAACATCAACTGATGATAATATAGATTTCTTTACTGCCTTCTCTTTCAAGTAATCATTGGTGCTGTCAAACAGGAACGAGTAGTTCTTGACATAATCAAACTCTACTGAATCCAGTTCCTTGAAGAAGTCCTGTACATCTGTGTTTCCATCTTTATCATATTCTGCTATAACAATATCTCTGGGTACGATGTTTTTATATTCTTTGAAATGATTGGATACATAACCATATATTTTACCAGCGGTTGTATCATCAAAATAATCTGTTGTGAAAGAACTTGATAGTGCGGCAAGATAGTTCGTATCTGTCATACATCCTTTTATGATTAATTTTTCCAGAAGTTTAGATTCCATTTATATTAGTTGCCCCATCCTGTCATAAAATCTTTTACAATATAAAACATCTCTTTCTCTCCTTGACAAATATACTCTTGATCTACATTCATCGTTCTTACAGATGTAATATATTGTATTGTTTTGTCCTTCGTGCCAATCGCCAAATACTTCACTTTTGCATATTGGACAATGTAAAATGTCTATAATCTCCATTCCTTTGTTTCCCTCACTATGTATTTTATTAGTCCTATTGAGGATGTAATACTAACAACCATCAATATAACAAATATTATCATACCTTTGCTCCAAAGTAAAGTAAAGGTTGCTGTCCAAGCAAGGATTACAAAAAATACCAACCATATAACCTGTAATGTATCTGTTGTTTTCATTTTAGAATAACCTTTTTTTCTTCCTGTTCTCTGCGAACCAAGCAATAACAAATATAATCAATAACCCAATACCGAAAATGATTGGAACAAGTATAGGGCTTATGACCCAAAACCACGACCAATCAATGTAACCTGTCAGTTTTAGGACAATGAAAACGATTGTCAATAAACCAAAAAACCCAATGCCACCACTACTAGATGAACTACTCATACTACCCCCTATAAAATCTTATTTGACTTGGGCCATGTATATGGCAAGTCATTTGGAACATCTTGAAAATATTGTGAATAATGTTCTGGAAACTTACGGATCAGGTTACTTTGATGACTTTTATGAAAATCAGGATCACCGAGCCAGTTAGGATGTATAATAAAATCCTCACTTCTATCTACATCAATAATATACAGACCCATATTATGTTTGTATCCACGATTTATCCATTCTCTTGATATGCAGTTGAAATAGTGTTTCAACGAGATAAGATATCCCGTCCACATTTTAGTAACAGGGTGGTTTTTCCACCCCGTTCCTTTTGCAGTTCCATCAAGTATGTTTATAATCTGTCGGGCTTCAAGTCGTTGCTTGCCGAGCCGTCTATAATCCAATACTTCTGCTGATTGTTTGAAATCTGGATAAGGTAAAAATGTTTGCATATTATTTCTTTACCTTGATTGCAGGATTTTCACAATCAACAAACTTTGCCTGTTCATTTACACCACGATTGAAGATACATTTGGCACATATCTCATCACCAACATATATATCCATAAAGTTTTTCTTGATCCCCGCAGGGCAAGTCGTATCATATTCCTTATATTGTATTCTAATCATATTATTTCCCCTTTCTATTATGCTGCTTTTCTTTGGCAAGAGATTATAGTTACTCTTGACGATTGTTTACACTCTTTTACACAACTCTTACAAATCTTATTATATGATGCCCACCATTTCTTACTATCAACAGATTTACTCACTTTACCTGTTACTTTACTGACTTTGACTGGTTCCTCATATAAAATATAAAGTGATTGAATACCGAACTTTTCAAGTATTTCATCAGCTTTATATGTTTTCTTATTTGTCCTGATATATTTTTTTAGTGATATATAATCCTCTACATGCTTTGCATCAGCCAACTTAGTGATTTGTTTGGCCTTTCGTAGTTTACCTTCATCATTGACTTTACCAGTAAACCATTTGTTGCCTTTGCGATATATTACCTTCAAACTTTTCATTTGTCAAGTCCTTTCTATTCTTCATCTATATTGACATTACACATCTTACACATATCAAAAAGTAATGATAAAGGTAATCCAATCTTACCAGCGGTAAGTATTTCACCATCATCATTTGTCCATTTGTCTTCGGCATTCATTTCCAAGTCACCTTTACCGAGATACTTGCAATATCCGCAATTTTGACTATGAACTTCTTTATCATCAATGTCCCTTCTATGCCTCCAATACGGACATAAAATAAAATGTTCATATTCATCATATGTATAACAATAAAATCCGTTGGGTATTTTTTTCTTATCAAATCTCATATCAATCCTCATATTTCTTCATTTACGATACATAATAACATATTATTCAATCGTTGTCAAGGGTTTACTTGTAGAGATAAATAGTGTAATATGAGTAATATACACGGAGGATTTTTATATGGAAGAAGAAAAAAGAACATATGATCAAATATTAGAAGACCTTTATAAAGAACACGACATTGAAAATCTATTGAACTTTTGTGAAACTGACATTCAATCAAAGCTGGCAATCAACTCTGCTAAAATATATCATTATACTGAGTTATACCAAAAGTCTTTATATACTTATAATACAATGTGTGAAATTCGTGATAGACTTACAAGTAAACTCTATATCAAATATAAAAATCATCACGAATCAATATTGACAAAGGCTGAAATAGAGAAGTATTATTTACCTATTGACCCTGAGATTATGAAGATGAATGAAAGGATCAAGAAACAGAAGGCTTATGTTGATTTCTATGAAAATGTGAAAAAAGCTCTTGAGAAGCAGGGATGGTCTATGCAAACATACCTCAAGACGCTAACTTACGGAATATAAATTTTATAAATAGAAGTAGAAGGTAAGCTTGGTGTCGGTAGCACACAAGCAACGGCGAGGTGAATATCCGCTGTCCCTTCCAATCCTATTTAGAGGTGAAAGTCTTATGTGTCAAGGTATAATCTACAGAGCGACTAATATAATCAATGGTAAGTGTTATATTGGACAAACCATCACACCATTCACAAAAAGAAAAGGTTATCATATCAATGCGTCAAAAAGACTTAGAAAGAAAAGTGAATGTATTGAGAATGAAGAAGCAATAAATGGTGTTTATTTTCATAATGCACTAAAAAAATATGGTATAGAAAACTTTAAGTGGGAAGTTATATATGAATGTGATGAAGGGATGTTGGATATGATGGAAACATTCAAGATAATGGTAAACCATAGTCATTATCTTGAAGGAAAAGGATATAATATGACTTGGGGTGGTGGTAGTATTTCTGGTTATAAACATACAGAAGAAGCAAAAAAGAAAATGAGTGAAAAGCGTAAAAGTATTATGACCGATGAAATGAGAAAAAAGATAGGCGAAACGAGTAAAGGTAGGAAACATTCAAAAGAAACGAAAGAAAAATTGAGTGAGATGAATAAAGGTAGAATTTTTTCAGCAGAGCATAAAAAGAAGTTGAGTGAAGTTCGTAAAGGTATACAATATTCTGCTGAAACAATCAAGAAAATGAGTGAAGCACATAAAGGGAAAAAACAATCACCGGAAACAATAGCAAAAAGGGTTGAAAAACTGAAAGGAAAAAAACATACAGAAGAATCAAAACAAAAAATGAGTGTAAGTGCAAAAGGTAAGAAAAAATCAGCCGAATCAAGAAAGAAAATGAGTGACTCAAAAAAAGGGAAAAAGTTAACAGAAGAACATAAAAGAAAGATAAGTGAAGGGTTTTTAAAAAGGAAATACAAATGTAATACAACGATTGTTGTAGACAACTTTTAGAGGGTCAAAACACATAAAATAACAAGCGTGAAAATCGTTGTAAAATCAGGAGAGTGGACAACTTTTACCGAAACCCCAAAACAGAAGTGGTATACTATCTAGTAATAATAAGGAAAAATAAATGTCTGTTAGGATAAAAAAATACGATGATTTACATATACAGGTCATTACTGATGATCGTGCATATATTGCTGACTTGAAAGCACACTTCACGGATTTTGTTGAGGGATATAGATTTCAACCCAAGTTTCGTAATGGCGGGTGGGATGGAAAGATATGCCTAGTCGGTAGTGGTAATGTGTTACCATATGGACTTTTATTTGATGTGTTATCATTTTCTAAGAAGAACTATAAGGATAAAGAGTTGAAGATAGACAATGAGGTAAAGGAGTTTTTCTCTGGTGTTGACATTGAACCAGAATATGACTTGAATATATTTCCTAGACCTTATCAAATAGAATGTATTGAAGCGTGTTTGAAATATAAGGCCGGTATTATTGTTGCCGCTACTGCCTCTGGTAAAAGTTGTGCAATCACCTATATTATCAAAACTCTTATGGATAATAAGAACATCAAAAAGGCATTGGTCATTGTTCCTACTATCAATCTTGTTACTCAGTTTCATAGTGATATGATTGAGTATGGAATACCCGAAACCTCAATAGGCCGTGTATATTCAAAAATGAAAGAGTTTGATAAAAAGATAGTCATATCAACTTGGCAAACACTCTCCAAAAACTACGACAAACTAAAAGATTTTGATTGTGTTATAGCTGATGAATGTTTGGATGGTAATACTCTTATAAAAACACAAAATGGTGATGTTCCTATAAAAAACATCAAAGTTGGTGACAAAGTAGTTTCTTATAATGTTCAGAAAAAAGTGTTTGAAGATGATATTGTTGTTGATACATTCAACAATTTGACGCCATTTGAAAAGATGTATGAATTGGAATTTGATAATGGTATCAAACTGAAAGTAACAGGAAACCATAAAATGTTGACGACTCGTGGATATGTAAGGGCTGATTGCATTACAGAAGATGATGATATAATTTCATATTTATTATAAATAATCATAAGACCATACTACGAAAAGGAATAACATTATGAAAAAATCAAATGAATGTATGATGAATGAGTGGAACACATATTTGAAAAATATGAATAGTGAATTGAGAGTATGTGGTTATTGTAATAAAAAAATAACATTCAATACGTCATATACCATTGAAGGTGTGAAAGCAATAAGTTGTTTTACACAAAGATTGGAAGTTGAAAATAAATATATGTTCAAATTGTATAGTAATGATGAAAAAACAAGGTCTTACTATCAAAAAATGATGCGAAAGGGGGCCGCCAGTAAAGCCGGTAAAAAATGTCAAGAATTGCATTATGATAAAATCAAAAACAATTTGAATACGGGTGATCCGTGGAATAAAGGAATGACCGGACTAAATTCATGGAGTAAGGGATTGACAAAAGAAAATACACCCTCTTTGATGAGATTGTCTAATAATAGAAAGGGTGCTGGAAACCCTATGTTTGGTATACAGCCTTCTATAGAGGCTAGAGAAAAACAATCAAAAAGGTTACGTCAAAGAATACTTGAAGGGTCTTTCACACCAAATACACACAATTCAAGAACACATAAAATGATACATTTTAATGGTCATAAGTATAGATCTAGTTGGGAAGTATTATTTGCCTATTTTCATACTGAATGTGAATACGAAAAAACACGTATACCATATACTATAAAAGACAAAAATAAAATATATATAACGGATTTTACCGATGAAAACAATAAAATTATATATGAAATCAAACCCGAATGTCATATAAACAAACCAGAAATGAAATATAAAATAAAAGGGGCTGTTGAGTGGTGTTTATATAATGGGTATGAGTATAAACTTATTACCGAAAAGGAGTTATTTGATAATATAAATGAGAATGTATTTGATATATTTGACAATACCACAAAAATACTATTGAAGAGGGCATATGAAACTTATAAAAAGAACAGAAATAACAAAACCTGATGTTGTTTATAACTTACACATTGAAAAAAATAATAACTACATAGCAAATGGTGTTGTTGTTTCCAATTGCCATACATCAAAGGCTT